AACGGCAAACTTCTTGTTAGGAGAAGAACCGCTTTGCTGCACATCATCAGAAACGATCACGCGCAGACCCATGAAGGTCGGAACGGAAACGTTGCCGAATGCGTTTGCAGTTGAACCCTGAGTTGCACCAGTGTCAGCAGCGCCAGTGTTGTCGTAGATGAAATCAATGGCACGACGCTCAACCAAGTCGTAGTACACATTGCTGTGCATACAAATGGCAGAAAGCTTGTCGCCTTGATCACCCAAGATTGCGCGGGCTTCAGCAACGTGACGGGGAGACAATGCAGTCTCACCAGATCCACCACCGTCGATGGTGAGTGCCTGGAAAGAAGCGGAAGCGTTGTCAGTACCGACAGCACCGAAGATGCCGCCAAGGCAAGACAGCAAATCCTTTTGACGCTGGTTAGCAATGTAATCAGCGATCTTGGCACCAATGGCAGCCATAGGATCAGAACCAGCAGCAAGTGCGGCAAGATCTCGTGCCTCGAAGGCCCTGCCCCGATGCAAAATTACGCCAACTTGCTTGTCAGCAGTGATCTTGCCGGGAGTCAGTGAAGAACTGTCAGACAGAACTTCAAAGTCACCAGTAAGATTTGCTTTCCAGAATGGAACGTTGATAAAATCACCGCCCTCAGTGGCATTCAGCTCCGCCATTGGTTGAACCACACCAGATGCCAAGAAGGCATCACGTTGGGTGGTTTGCTCAATAACGTAAGGGGTAAATACCTCGGGGACGATGATGTCGCTACGAAGAGTAGCCATCGTTAAATACCGAAAGGGGTTTACAGTTTGGGCGTAACCCGATACGGCTTAGCGTAGCTTTGCCATACGTTTATATTAACGTGCCGCTGCAGCTTTCATGCGATCGTAAAGGTCACGATCAGTGCGGAACAAACGTGATTGTTCAGTTAAGTTGAAGCTGTCAGGGCTGAATGGATTTTTCATGCCTGCTGGAATGTCACCAGTGCTGCGGCCTGATGGTGCGCCAGAACCTTGTGGTTTCGGTGCTTTCTGCATCCACTCTGGCAATGATGCTTTGGCCCAATCAGCAACAGGTTTGCGCTCATAGCCATCGACAACTACGACGGTGCCATCAGCTTCACGTTCAATTTTGTCGGCTGACAGCTTGGTTTTAAGCACCAGATCAGGGTCATGCACAATATCTGCCAGGGCAGAAACAGCAGGACTGATCAGTTCTAGTTCACGGACTTTGGCTTCAAGTTCAGCAATGCGCTGGTCCTTTTCCGCCGACGCCTCACGGAACTGCTGCTCCAAAGCCTGTCGTGCTTCGGTGTACTTGCCTTCTGATTCAAGTTTTGACTGTTCAGCTTGTCGCTTGAAGTCCAGCAATTCCTGAATATCCACGCCATCAGGCACCGCCTTTGCTTTTTTCAGTTTGCCGATCAGCTCATGGTTTTTACGCTCAAGAGCTTCGATGCTGCTTTTTAGTGCTTCAGTTTCTGTGTTGCTGACTACATCAGGTGATGTAGGTTCTTGATTCTGGTCTTCAGGCATTGTTAAGCGATGCGCTTAATTTGCCATCACAGTATAACTAACCCTACCATTTTTCCTTGGCTGCCCAGAACGCTGCTGACATCTTGCCCTTGGCGATATTCTTCGCGTGCCTGGCCTTGAATGATGCACGACGTGCTTTAGCTGCTTTTGATTCACCTTCGCGTCGTGGTGAACCTGATACACCTTGCTGCCCAAAACGGATCAACTTGATTTTGTCGCCTTCTTTGGCGAGTACCGCGTGAGACTTGGTTGGATGGTTTGGCGTACGCTTTGGTTTGTTGTAACCAGCGAAGGTCTCGCCACGGTACTGGATGCTCATGATCGCTTCGGTGCTTTACGGAGTTGTGATTCACGTTTGAGCACTGGATTACCAGTTGATTCAGATTTGATCCGAATCACAGGGTCATCCTTACTACCAACACGGGTGATGTTGCCACCAGTCGGACCTTTGATCATTGCACGTTCACCAGCGATGCTGGTCACGACACCGTAGGTGCGCTTGCCCTGGTAGGTCCAGCTAACACGATCACCGCGTTTCATTTTTTCTTACCACCTTTTTTGGTCATTGGCTTTTGAGGCTTCTTCGGCCCTTTGTTGTAACCAGGCATGATGCTCCTGCTGTTGTTTCTAGTCTAGTTTGCCGTAGCGTCTGCGTAAGTCTTGCAACGTAAGTTCTGAACCATCATCACGTACAAGTTTTGCGATAGCATCCTTTGGACCATGTTTAGCAGATAGCTTTTCAAAGTATGGAACCTTGGATCTTCCTAGCACTTCTGCTTGTGTTGCTTTTGATTGTTTAGCTAACCATTGCCCATAGCTTTGATCTGCTGGCACCATTCCACCTTGTGCTGCACGTTTACCGCGTGGTGGTGGGTCAAATGGTAAGTTGTCGTAATCAATTACTGCAACCGTCGTGCTGCGACAGTTGAAGTGTTGCGGTGGTTTCGGACCCTTGCCATACTCAAATTCTCGGCCATCCAATGCACGACAAATGGCAGAAGTACGAGTATCAAGCGTTGCGACATAACGATATTTTTTCGTGATGTCTTGGTTGGCTTCATAAACCTGCTGCGATGCTGCATTAGCAACTTGATTGATGCTAGTGCGAACTAAGGCTTGAATTTGATTATTTGCTACCGTTGTGACCTGTCCACCAGCAGCAGCAATTTGTCTTGGACTGCCTGGTTGATTGAAACGCAATCTACCTTTAAGTCTGCGGCTGATGCCATCAGTTGTTTCACCTGTCAACAATCCATTGCGTACAACCTGCGCGAAGAGTTCAGCTTGATCTTCTGCAATACCACGAAATGCCTTTTCAACGATTTTGCCATTGGGCAGTGTGATCGTTGCACCTTGAGCAGCAGTCAGGCTATACGTTTGCGGTGCGCCTTGCACTGCAGCAAATAGATCGTCCGATAACGTAACAACATTGATTTGTGTTGGATCTGTAGTGACAACAGACTGAGCAAACTGCGGGCTGATTTCTACTGTTCGCACGATGTCACGGCTGCCGCGTGGTAATACTTTTTTTAGTTGTTCTTCTACAAATTCAGATTGCAGTTCTGCTAAACCTTGCAGTTCTATTGCGGTTAGTTCAGTGCTATCGCCAGCCCATGTTGCCAGTGATTCCTTGAGTTGCGCCAAGATTGAGCGTAACCGTGCAGCCTTGAATGATTCGTCAAGATCTTCAATCGTGCGAAGTTGATTGACAGCATCAAGGATAATATCGTTGTAAGCATTGATGACCCTACGAGCAACACTGTTGCTATAACGATTCAGGTCAATCGCATTGCGATATAGCGATTCTGGTGTGCTCATTCTTCATTCAATCCTAGATGCTCAGGATCATACGGGCAGATCATTGAAATATCAGCACCGCCAAACATTGCTTGCTTTGCG